ACTGTCAATCATAATCGTGTCTCTATAGATGTTTTTAGAGAGAAACAGCTGCACTAACGTCTCGTACTGCGCTTTAAGTTTGGGATAGTTTGTATCCGGAATATACTGGGGCGGAAGAGTATCAATATCATAGATCGTTTCCGTGACAACCATCTCTTTATAAATGATGCTATCCCGGACCAGCCAGGTAGTATCATGCACGATCACCGTATCAGCGGTAGGCTTCTTAAAGCACTGAACTACTTTTCTGCACCCGGCCCTTGTCAATATAACCAGCAGGATGAGCAGCAGTATGATCGTAATAAGTTTGAGAGCTTTGAGAGACATAATAACTTGTGGTTTTTATACTTGCGGGTCAAGACTTCTTACCGGAGTCTCTACCTACCCTGACCTCATTGGTGGGAACCAGGGCAAACTTGGAGAACCAAACCGCGTTGTCTTTCTTAGGATCATTCGGCACACTCGTAATCTGCCCATACACCTGCCTTTCCAGGTTGTCGATCCGGGTCTTGTCAATGTTACTCTGGGCCATAAGAGCCTTGATGTCAGACTTTATTTCTGTGACATCATTCCAGATCAGTAGTCCAATGATGGATACTAAGCTTGGAAACAACCAAAGCTTCAGCGTGTTAGCAGAACTCTCCTTCATCATGATTAGCTAGCTTTTACAAGTTTGAACTCGTATACATTTCCAGCGGGCTTTTTCAGACTGATAATCAGACTGTTAGGAATAATATTTCCTTTTTCATCCTTACGAACAAAATAGCGAAGCTTGCTAGGATGAATGATTACGGTCTCACCTGCACCAGCAGTAACATCTTGGGCAGGAATCTCAATGAGATTAGCCGGTACCTTTGTACCACTCATCATGGTGCTAGGAATAGGCCACCCCAAAGCATCTTTTTGGGCGTAGAACTTCTTTGTCATCATATAAGATTTACGTAAACTTTAAAACTGTAGAATCTAGACCGACCTCTACAATATAATATACAACTTTTTTAGAGAACTTGTCTATATTTGTAGACCCAAATAAGATCACTATGGAAAGTAAGACCTATGCCTTACAGCTAGAAAAAAAGCTGATTGAACAGTTTAGAGAAAACTTCTTTGACAAGTTAGGGTACTACCCTACTGTTATGACTGCAGCTCAGGTAAACACAGATGTAGCTATCCCTTACATGCATCTTTCTGTACTAAAAAAGTGTTTTGATCTTTTCCTTCCAGAGGTTGCAGGGTTTATTCTAAACTTAGAATCTCGTTCACGATCCAGAGAACTAGTAGAGCTCAGAAGTATTTACTGCTACTTGGCTCGTGAGATGCGGTATAGTCTTACAACGATCGGTAAAAGTATAGGTAATAGGGATCATACTACAGTAATCAACAGCGTTACAAACTTTAAAAACTGGATCGAAACAGATGAAAACTTTCGGCATAAGTATTCAGCTATTCTTAGTCATATAAAACAACAATATGAGTCATCAGTTATGGCAAAGCTTGATCAAGTACAATGTGAGCCCGAACCAGTTATACTTCCTGGACTCGTGCCGATACAAGATCAAGCCCACCAGCATCATTAATTTAGATGCTGAACGTCTAGTAGCAGAAAGCAGAGGTCACATTGACTCAAATGGAAATCTTACCCCAGGAGCAATCTTTATCTTGGATGAGTTTGAAACGCTTTTAGTCAAGACCAAAAAGAAGGTTGCTTCAGAACTGTTAGGTACAGATGCTCTTATACATATCAAAACATACCGGGAGCTTTTTCCGGCAAAACGGGTTCCTCGTGTCGGACTACTCCGGCAGACAGTTCAGGAACTCAAAGAGAAGTTTATCTGGTTTTTTAAGACTTACCCGGAATATGACTGGGCCCTAGTACTGGATGCTACAGACTACTATATCTACACCAAGACTAAAGAGAACTTGGAGTACATGACCACCAGCAGTTACTTTATCCAACGTACGGATAACTTCACCAAAGCTTCCCGGTCTCTACTGGCAGACTACTGTCAGATGATCCTAGACAACCCCGAGATCCTCAATAACGAGGCATAATATTGTAGAAATTATTTTGGAGTTCTATAACAAGTTCTCTAAATTTACACCCCACAAAACACAGAAGCACATGTCTACAGTATCCACAACCCTCAGAGAGTTCTTTGACAAGTTGCCAGATGCTGCTTTCTCTGACACTAAAGACTACAAGATTATCAGCTTTCCGATGTTAGAACACATAGTCAACAAGCTGGTCTATGAAGCCGAAGTTCGAGGAGAAACGCGCATCTTAAACAACATAGACGTATTGTTGGAGAGTACACTCTGAAGTAACCTTCATCTCCTGTATGGAAGTACCTCAGAATATCGGCCGACGGAAGACATACACGTCGGTATTACGAAAAGGTCTCAAGTATGTCGAGAAACGACGAAACGGGGACATCAAAAGTCTTAAGACTCCATGGCCCAGTTTCAATACCGCTGGCGTAGGCGGTCTGGAGTGGGGCTCAATGTTAACGATCGGAGCCCGTCCTGGTGCAGGTAAAACGATGATTGTATCCCAAATGTTACGGGAAGCTCATCGTCAGAACCCGGACCAGAAGTTTAATATCCTGGAGTTTCAGTTCGAGATGGGTGACGAGCAGTACGCTTCCAGGCAGTTTGCCGGGGAAGTAGCTCAAGACTACGGAGTAATCCTTAGTACCAATCAACAACTTGATGACTTCATCCTGGATCAGATCAAAGAGTATATCAATGTCTGTGACATGATGGAGAAACAGGGTATTAAAAGAGACATCATCTCTGAGTCTCTTACTCACCAAGAGATGGAACAAGAGATCAAACAAGCGTATGTAGATGGTGGGGCCAAGCCCCTGATCGTTACGATCGACCACAGCTGGTTGATCAAACGCAGCAGTTCCGAGAAAGACAAGTTTGACGTCTTATACAACACCACAGAGATGTTGATGAGTCTCAAACGTAAGATCCCGGTTATTATCATCATGATTACCCAGATGAACCGTACCATGGAAGAAGCTATCCGTAAGGTTCCTTCCAGTATTGCTAACTACCCGACCAGTTCTGACATCTTTGGCGGTGACGCCCTGATGCAAGGATCCGACATGGTAGTAGTACTATCCCGTCCTTACAAGATGGATATTAAGTCTTACGGTCCGTACGCGTACCGGGTAGAAAAAGACGACGTCTTTATGCATCTACTCAAGATCCGTAACGGTAGTGAAGACAACAGTATCATCTTTATGAAGATGGACGGTAAAAATCAACGGATGATCGAAGTACCACCGGCGGTCCCGGACCGCCCTGATGGTTCGTTCACAAGATTATCTCAGCGTACCGGTTTTTCAAGAAACGTATCCGCACCTATCGGTGAAGAACTTTAAACTACAATTCCCATGTTTACAACAGCACAGTACCAAAACGCACGAAGACGACTCTCGTTTGATGAGTTTAAGTCTCTGTCACCTGATGACCAAAAACAATACAAAGCTCAGGTCCTGGAAGAAATACGAGCTTTCCACGCTCCCATGCTGGAAGAACTCGGTGCTACCAGACTGGACTTTCAGATCAAGATCCCATTTTACGACAAGCAAGCTCGTAAAGTAGTCGGCATCTTTGCTTCTGAGTTTAAAAGAGAAAACGGTTTTTACTTTGAACTTACAAGTAGAGAGTTTGAGCCGCTGGATACCAACAGAACAGTTTACAAAGTATCATATAATCCATCGTTTGATGAAGAGTATGAGATGAACGAGAAAGGTTCTTACCTCGTACCTTTAGAAGAACTACGTATGGTTACACCAGCCAGCGTAGCAATCAGCGGACCTTCTGCTTTATTAGATCAGCCCAGATCTAAAGCTGTTACTTCAACACCCCAAAAGAATACGACATCATATAGAGCTCCCGAGCCTATAGCTGATGCACCATATTCAGAGATGACAATCCGTGACTACTATGCTATTCATACCGGTAAACCGGTTAGCACCAAGTTATGGCTTAACGAACTGATAAGAACAAACAAGTAATATGGCACAAGGCATCCTAGTTATTGCAGAGTCCGGCTCTGGTAAGTCTACCAGTATTCAATCTCTCGATCCTAACGAGACATTTATCATCAACGTGGCTAACAAGCCCCTGCCTTTTAAAGGCTGGAAGAAAAAGTATATCCTGTGGAGTAAAGACAATCCCGCAGGTAACCTGTACAGCGGATCTACCGCTCAGCAGATAGAAGCGTGTTTACGCTATGTCAACGAAAAACGACCCGAGATCAAGACTGTTATAGTGGATGACTTCCAGTACATGAGTTCCTTTGAGTTCTTTGACTCAATAGACGAAAAAGGCTACGAGAAGTTCACCCGTATCGGTGCACATCTGGCTCGTATTGCCCGTCTTCCCAAAGACCTCAGAGATGATTTGACTGTCGTGTTTCTTACGCATGCTGAAGAGTCCACTGACATCGAAGGCAAACGTAAAGTCAAAGCAAAGACGATCGGCAAAATGGTAGACGAAAAGCTTTCCCTGGAAGGTCTGTTCTCCATCGTGCTGTTTGGCAAAGTCAAGAAAGAAAAAGAGGGCGGCGTACGCTACGTGTTTGAAACCACCAACAACGGTGAGAACACTTGTAAAAGTCCCTGGGGTATGTTTACAGATACTGAGATCCCCAACGATCTGGCATTTGTGAAGAAAGCAATTCACGAATACGAAAACTGAGTTTTCATCCTTAACTATAAAAAACAGACAGTATGTTTAGCACTCAAGGACAGGAAGTCAAGACCGGCGGTACTTCTAAGTCATTACAAGCAGGGGTAGTTTATGCCCACATTAACAGCGGCCAGCTCAGAACCTCCAGCAAAGGAGACAAAAAAGTACTGGAGCTCTATCTCGAGGGACCTGAGTTGGATAACTTTGAAGGTTGGCCCATCAGTAAAGATAACCCGGAAGGACCTAAGCACAAGGGTCAAACAGCACGCGTTGCTGCTACCATCTGGACGGATGAATTCAACAATCCCAACGTATCTCGTAACGAGATCATGTACAAGCTGAGCATCATTGCTACCGAACTCGGTCTGCGTGACCAGCTCAACCAGATCCAGGCCAACTCTATCGAAGAGTGGGTATCCAAAGTCCTGAACCTGGTAGAAGGCAAGAAGATGTACTGGTTCCTCAAAGGCACCGAAGAAGAGTACAACGGTAAAACCATCATCAAGCTGTCTTTGCCCAAGTATAAGTTTGCGTCTGTAGACGAAACCAAGCTGGACAAGTTTGATAAGAACAACAAGTATCACTACAAAGCTCTGGTCACTAAGCCGGTAAGCAGTTTTGAACCTGCGACCGACGACTTTGACATGTAAAAAAGCTTTCTTTTCATAGCTGTACATAACGGGGGGTGTTTCTACACTCCCCTTCTTTTATCTTCTAATCCCAGTACTATGTTCAAGACTAAAAACTTGGTACATGACATCAAAGATGTACCTGTACCGTGGATTTTTGAGCACTACTGTAAGCTCAAAGAAAAGTTAACGGGTGATGATGTGAAGATCAAGAGCTTGTTTACTAAGGAACGCACGCCTTCTATGTGCATCTACTTTGACAATGCTCGTCAAGTATATAAGTTCAAAGACTTCTCTTCCGGCAAGTGGGGTGACGCTATTGATCTGGTAAAAGAGATCACACAGAAGCCCTATCATCAAGCCTGTCAACAGGTCATCGAAGAGTTTAACGACTTTGTACTGCATAACAACGGCGGGTATAACGTACAAGAGTTCAAACAGTCCAGCCGGTATAAAGTCAGCTCGATCGTTACCCGGTCCTGGTCTACCCAGGATCAGACTTATTGGACCAAATTTAACATAGGCAGTAAACTACTTAGTGAACACCGGGTAGTTCCCCTGGAGTATTACTGCATGGAAAAAGATGGTAAACAGCTGACTATCCGGGGTCTGTATCTATACGGGTATTTCAAAGCCGACGGTACACTATACAAGATCTATCAACCCAAGACACAGGATAAGAAGTTCATCAAAGTTTCAGACTATGTCCAGGGTTCTGAGCAGCTAAAAGATCACCGGTTCCTGGTGATCACAAGCTCACTGAAAGACATCATGGCCCTAAAGAGCCTGAAGCTATCAGTAGACTACATTGCTCCTGACTCTGAGAACAGTCTGATCCGTAAAGAACTGATGAACGAGTACTTTAAAAAGTATGAGAAGATCATCGTTCTTTTTGACTTTGACGAAGCCGGTATCAAAGCCATGGAACGTTACAAAGAACTCTATCCTGATATCCTGACAGCCGTTCTACCTATGAGTAAAGACCCATCAGATTCTATCCGGGATTATGGAGCCAAAGAGGTTCGTAACCGACTGGTTCCAATCCTGAACAAAAAGCTAGAGAACTGAAGATGTTCTACAGTATATTTGTAGAACTCAATGCTCTTCTATGAATTCTTGGTTCTACAACAATAGAAAGATCTCCTGCGTAGAAGACCTTCCAAACCATGAAAACCTTTACGGTTTTATTTACATGATCCAGGATACTGAAACTCTCAGATCCTATGTAGGTAAGAAGGTTTTATACAACACCCGCAAAAAGAAGATCTCTCAAAAAGTAAAAAAAGCCACTGGTACTCGGAAAACATTTGAGTACCAGGTGAAGGAATCTGACTGGCAGATATATCATGGTTCTTCTAAAGAGCTGCTGGCAGATATCACCAAGTACGGTGCAGGTAGATTCAGAAGAGTCATCTTGGAACTATGCTGCACTAAAAAGTATCTGT